ATTATCATAAAAGTTATATGGGTGTTCTACTTCTGTACTTCCAATAGTACCACCACTAAATGCACCATTTGCACTTCCAGTACCTACTGCAGGCAAATAAAGTGATTCACTTCCATTATAAGGTGAATTTACAGTACCATTTTCATCTATCCAATTTGGAGTTTTTTTAGCTTCAGGAAGGTCGCTTACCCTAACATAATTTGATTGATTTGGAAATTCACCAGTTGGTTGTATATAAGCAACACCACCTTCCGAAGCAACTGTATTTGTTGTATTTCCAATTCTCTTTAAAACGTAATCAGTTGATTCTGGATCAAGTGATAAATTAGCATGTGTTTCAATTACTTTCTTTTTCTTATTCGTATCATTACCCTGTCGAATTAAAAGAGTAAAAGTACCTTTAGCTGTATTTTTCTGTGATACTTCCCAACGGAAGTTATCAGATGTTCCACCATAACTACCAGAAGCCCAATCACGTGTACTTTCTTTCTGTGGTGTTAGTAGAGCATCTGTTCCATATGTACCTACAGCATTATTAAATTGTGGACCATCACCTAATGCTTCTATTGTGAACATTGTTATACTAGCAGAAACTACATTAGAAGTAGCTTTAGCAGTATCATTACCAGCAACCCTAACGATTGTACAAGGACCACCTTGTCGTAAATATTCTTTAGCAGTATGTGATGTTAAGAATTGATATTTATCCGAACCACTTGTGATTAATTCACCGAATATATTAACATACTCACTATATGAACTAACTACGGTTGGGATTAAAACTGGACCCTTGACAGTCGGACCAACGATGGCCGCACCTATAGGTCCTAATGTTGCGGGTAAAAAGGATTGGTCTATTTCGTTGGTAAATACACCTGGACTAAGTATTTTTTCAGCCATTTAAAGTCTCCGAAAGGTTTGGATTAAATATAATTATTCATATATAAATATAACATTAAAACCAAAAGAGAACTTTATTATTCAGTTATTACTCGGTAGCAGTTTCTTTTACTTCTGTAGATGGCGTGAATATACCAGACTGTGGATCTAATTGACCAGGTCCGTATTTTTCAGTAATATCATTTAGAAGTGTTTGTTCTTCAGCACGAACAGATTCGAGTTCTTCAGTAATTTTGAACTCTTCATCTTCTATCGATTCTTGTTGTTTTTCAAAATTCAATTTCGCAATAGCTACCTGACCAAACTTATTAGTAACTACATTGTACTTACCTTGTAAGTCACCAAGTGATTTTAGTTCATCTTCTGTAAATTTAATTTCTTTTGCCATGTTGATAACCTCATTGTTGTGTTAATTTAAATAAAACCTTATATATATAATTATAAAAGTTTTTCCGAAAACGATACTTTTTTTGATTGATATGCTCTACTCATTTCAGCAGTTTTACCAAATACGTTATCAGTAAACTCTGGTATCATATATCCCTTAATCGTTATAGTTAATTCGTTTTTAATTAATCTTTCACCTTGTGATTCCATTTGAACTTCATTAGATATATCACCCTCTAAAGCCGTTAAAAATCTATAACTTGTTGAATCACCCCAATAAGTTTCCAAGTGTTCTACCATTATGGTGTTTAAATCATTCATTTGTTCCATAAAAGCAGTCATCATTACGATGTTATACGTACAGACTACAAAGTCTGGCATACCTGTTTTTATGAATTCTTCTACTGGTTTTTGTCCAGTCAGTACTGAAAATCTATCATATCGATTGTTTTTACTCCAACCATTACTTGATCTGACTACACTGATGAATTTACCCTTAACATCATTATCAAATGAAAGTGGCATTTGGTCATTCATGGCAACACCTGTTCTTTTAATCACGATAACGGGTAATATAATTGTATTGTTTTTATCTCTTAATACTCCACGATTTCTTATGGATTTCCATCTTTCTTCATTACCATACATAACAGGTACTTTAATAATTTCATTAGACTCTCTAACTACTGGTTTCATCACGTTTTGCATATGTCTTATCACAGTAGTGTCAATATCAGTCAAACCAATTGACATTCCCTTACCTACATTACGACCAGTTCCCTTTTTAATTACAACTTTTGAATTACCTTTTTCAGAACGTATGCTTGTCTGTTCGGCTCGATTAATTGTCGATTCGTTTGGAGCATTTGTATTGGTTATGGGTTTAATTGCCACGTCTTAATTTCCTTAACTTGTCTAATTTATTCTCGTTATTATTCTCATAGGTTTCTGATGTCAATCCTTGAGTTGAAGCCTTATCGATTGATATCTGCTTCTCTATAGGTACATCCACTACACCAAGAGTTATGTTCTTATCTTCTCCATAAATACTCTGAGTCTTTAGTAGATCAATAATTTCATCAAATCTATCCTGTCGTGGTTCTTGGTAGATATTTTCACTATCATAATTTTCCACAAAGTCAAGTTCTTTTTGAACCTTAACCACCGATGAACGTCTTGGTTTCATCACGAGTGTTTTATCTAGCATTTGAACAGCCATTATCTTGGTCTCTCTTCTATTTGAATACTTGATAATCTACTACGATGTGCTGTTGCCTTTATGGCATGACTGAAGTTAGGGTGACCTCCAATTAATTGTGGTTCTGTTACCCCATTTAACTCCCAATAAACATCATTCCAATCACATATATCACCGGCTTCAGGATAGAAATCCAAACTACCACTAGCTAAATTATTTCTCTGAAACATTAAATCTATAGTCGAGTTATTATCTGGACCAATTTCATTAAATTGTTCGACTTCAGGTGCATTGAATCTAACTAAACAATTAACCCTAAATCCAACATTAAAATACTTTGTAGTGCTTTCACCATAAATGTTATCTTTAGTATGAGTGGTATTGACTTTATAAATATCAACTGACTGTCCAACTATCTCATCAATCAACTCCTCATTTAAGTGATCAATTAAATTTATTTCTTTCTCTGTGATAAAAAATGGTGTTGTAGCTGACATTTAATTATCCTATGTAAATTAACAATGGAGCTTTATTCAATACTTCCTGTTGAGCATTTGCCTCTTCGGCTTCAGCTTTTAATTTTTCAGTCAAAGAGACTGTTTCTAAAAATTCTTTTAACTCCTCTAATAATTGTGTCTTTTCTTCCCTACCCTCTGCTTTCAAAGCATCACCATCAAGTGTTACCTCAGCATCTGGTATAGGTAAAGCACTATACTTACTTCGTATGATACCAAGTAATTCCTTTGATAAAGCGGAAGTGAATTTTCTTATCCATTGTCTACCTGGTTGATTTATTGAACTATAAGTAATAAATTTATACGGAACATTAGATGGATCACTTACTCCACCTTGCATTGAACCACTTACATTATTAGTATTTTTAACATCATCCTTTACGTAATATTCAAACCATATTTTTTCACCATTATCGTCATCAGCTGGATTTGGAAATATTCTTAACTTATTATTATGAATTTCAAATGAATAGGCACTTTTTCTAATTAAATCAGATGTTTCAATTTGATTAGCTCTGACTAAATCATAACTGATTGGGTGTAGCATAAATGATACTGCTGGTGATACATTACCGAATCCAAAATTATCTAACATTTGTCGTTGGTCAAATGAACCAGCATAAGGATCGTAAAATCTTGTTATTGCTGATGATGCGTGATTATAGACCGATTGAACTTCAATTCTTCTTCCACTTTCACTAACTTCAGCCCATACACTTTGTAAATCATAATCTTGAGTAGAACCACTTAAAATAATATATCCTTTTTTTAAATCTACATTACCACCCATATTGACAGCGGTGCCATATTTTTCTGATAACTGAACGGATGGACCATTTGTTGGAGTTACAGGATTAGATACGCCAGTACTTAATGAACCTGATATTCTTGACTTCTCACCATATTGTTCCCACATCCAATTCTTAATATTGTAATTATTAATATGTTGAGAATACTCATTTATTGATTCTTCAAAACAAGCATAAATTGAACCACTTGGTATTTCTAATTGTAATACTGGGTATCCTAATCGCTTAGCAACCCATTTAGTTACTGAAACGATATCAGATTGAAATGTGGAATCACCTTCATAAGTTCCATAAGGTGTTTGACCCGAACCCGAGGTAAAGGTTGATGGGTCAACATAAGCATAATTTAATTTTGGCATCTATAATTCTCCTTAACTATAAATATATAACTTATAAAAACAAAAGGGGGATAGAATTAACTATCCCCCTCTCTACATGTTAGGCGTATCCTAAACTAACTTAAATTAAATCCAAAGATTTAACTTTAATATTAGCATAGAACTCAGGTCTAATCATTTTCTTAGCGTAACGCGTCATCACACCTTTACGGGGAGTAAAATCACTTGGATCATAAACCAACGGAGTTGT